AGCAATAAACGCGCTTAGTAGCGCGATGTCTCGCCTTGAGGAGATAAGGAATGGACGACGATAGAGATATCTTTACATCGAACATCTTCCCTAAGGAATTTGTCGAGGGCGCAATCGCCGAGTGTATTGCACAAATCAAGTACAGCCTTGACGTTGTCACAAAGGACATCAACAAGGTTAACAAGCTCGATTCGATTAAGGGCAGCTTTTTGATTGCCGCCAGCGAGGCTGGGAACTTGATCAAGATGCTCGAGCACTATACCGACGCTTCCCTTAACCGGAAGCACATGCTCGCACGGTATCTGCTCAAGAGCTTCGTTAAGAAGCTTCAAGCCATCGAAGACATACTCGACGCAAAGCGCATGCACAAAAAAGAGGTCCTCGAGTTTGGCCGTATCGTCACAACCTTTCTCGTCTCCCTCCATACGGTAATGCTTGAAGACACGAAGCCAGCCCTCAGAGAAGTGTTTGTCTCCGAGTTCTGCGGGGACGACCTGTGCGAATACGGAGTACACATTGGGAAAGTCATTACAATTCACTAAGCAGATAAAGGGTGAGATTGCGAAGTGTGCCAGGGACTTTGGCTACTTCTGCAAGAAGTATCTGAGAATTGTAGACAAGGGCGGCAAGCTTGTTCCGCTTGTACCAAACCGAGCTCAACGCTCCTACCTTGCTGCCTGCGAGAAGAACCCGTGGGTGTATGTGCTCAAGTCTAGGAAGCTTGGACTGACCACTATCATCGCGGCCCATAACTTCTGGTCGACCTTGTTCACGCCGAACTTTGCTACGCTTGTGCTTGCCCACACCGACACTGCAAGCAAGACCATCTTCCGTATCTACACCCGGTTCTACGATAACCTGCCGCAGTATCTCAAGTTCCCCGTGAAGCTGCTCAACAAGCATGAGCTCATGTTCGAGCATGGCGGCTATATCGTTGCTGCAACTGCCGGGTCAGACTCGGCACGGGGGGCGACCTACCATGCCATCCACTGTTCCGAGTTCGCGATGTACGACAACATCGAGAAGCTTATTGCGTCGGCGATGTCGACTGCCGGAACGAACGCACGGGTGGCACTCGAGACAACCGCAAACGGGCTCAACGACGCCCATAAGCTGTGGTACAGCCCGGATAACGGGTACGAGAAACTCTTTATATCTTGGAGGGACGCGGAGGATTCTGTCGACAAGAATAAGCCTGAGTGGATCCCGAAAGAAATAGAGAGTGTCGGCAAGGAATACAAGCTCAGCAAAGAGCAAATAAACTGGGCGTCAGAAGTCTACACTAAACGCTGCGCTGCGAACTGGAACACCTTTCTCCAAGAGTATCCGCTAGAGGCGCACCTCGCGTTCATCTCAGCCGGTAGGAAGTTCTTTAACCGCGTCTATCCGCACGTTAAAGATCGACCAGGATACTCCTGCTTTGAAGAAAAGCAAAAGTATTCCGCTTACGTCATCGGCGTCGACACCGCGTCAGGGTCAGATCATGGCGACTTCTCATGCTTCGTAACGCTTAACTGCACCAACAAAAAGAAGCCGCGCATCGTGAGCTCGCTCTACGCAAGACTGCCACCATCTGAGTTCGCACAGAGAGTCCTAGATGAAGCTAAGAAGTACGACGCCCTCGTGTGCGTCGAGTCCAATAGCTACGGACTAAGCGTCATCGAGTACTTAACCGGGCACGAGTGGGGACTCCTCTATAGGAGAACGCGCTACGACCGGGCCACAAACCGATGGTCCGAGAACCTGGGGTTCAATACCAACGTCTCAACCAGGTCCGTCATGCTCGCACGATTGCAAGAGTACATCTCAAGAGAATGGCTCGACGTCACAGACGATAACCTTAAGTACGAGATGAATACATTTGTATTTAACAAAAACGGCAAGCCGGAAGCTGATACGGGCAAGCATGACGATATGATCATGTCGACCGCGTTGGCTCTTATGGGGATGGATCAGGTCGAGCCAGACGCACAGATCAAGAAGCAGCCCAAGCCAAACAGCCTCGCCGAAATGTTGCAGTTCGAATTGCACACTGGCAAATTGTATCGCAAATCGTCTCACTTCTTTGAGGAGGAGGAAGACGAAAGCCCCTCACCTTCCGAGGTGTTGTACAATAATTAATCGCCCACGGGCGTAAAAGGAGCTCAAAATGGGACAGTTCTTATCCAGCGAAGCCGCCGACAGACTCGGCGAAGCCCTCAGTGATGGCGTTGGCTTCAAAGATATAGAGACTGAAACATCTCCGTCCGAACCTGCCGAGGACGTAAACGAAGAGGTGGAAGACCGCGCAGAGGCAAGCCCTGAAGAAGCTGAAGCTGAAGCTGAAGCAACGACCGATGAACCCTCAGAAGACAGCCCGATAGGAGAGGAAGAGGGAGAAGGAAAGGGGTCAATGCATCGTGTTCCGTATGACAGGTTCAAGTCAGTCATCGACGCCAGGAACCAATACAAGCACGAGTCAGAGACGCTTAAGAGGCAGATGCAAGAGATGCAAGAGCAGTTCAAGCATGTGCAGAACAGGCCAGCCGCTCGCCCGGTAGAACCAGCTTATCAGAGCGATACGTGGGACATTCCTGAAGACGATGATCCGTTAGACCCACTCGAGAAGAAGTACTCAAGCCTGGAAGGACGGATGAACCAAATGGCCATCTACCAGGCAGAGCAACAACTCGAGAGGGAGATCGGACATGTCCAGAAGTCACACCCAGGTGTCCCGCGTGAGCTACTCCTCCAAGCTGTTGTGCTAGACGGGTCTAGTGACCTGATGTCCATTGCCGAGAACTACTCGGCACATATCGCTTCTGTCGAAGAGGGTGCTATCGCTAGGCATGTTGCATCTGCAAGGCCAAAGAGAGAGACCCCTCCTCGAGCTCCGCGATCTGGCAGCCCACGGGCTCAGATCCAAGAGAAGCGCAACGGACAGAAGGAAAAGCCCCGTAATGTAGCGGAGGCCTCTAAGGCCCTCGCTGAATTTTTACGACGAGAGAACCCCTTTTCTTTTTAGGAGAATGAAAAATGGCTGGAGCCACACGTACAACGTTCGATGCAATTCTGAAGGAATTTTATATCGGACCCGTTATCGAGCAGCTCAATAATGAGGTGCTTGCACTCGAAATGTTTGAGAAGGCGATCGTAGACTGGAATGGCAAGAAAGCCATTATCCCTGTCCATGTTTCGCGCAACTCCATGAACTCGACCGCTCAGTTTGTGCCTGAGTCTGGAACCCTTCCTACTGCTGGGAACCAGGGCTATGCGCGACTAGAGGTCACCGCAAAGTATCAGTACGGTAGATTCCAAATCACTGGACCCGCGATTGCTTCCGCCAAGAATGGTGGGCGCGGTGCCTTTATTGGATACACCGACGCTGAGATGAACAAGCTTGTCAGTGATGTCCGAAATACCGCCAACCGCGTCTCCATGACGGGTGGTGCGTGTATCGGTTACATCTACGAGAAGACTGCTCTCACGACTGCTGCTGCTGGCCAGGTTAAGGGTGCTGGTGGTGGTACAGGTTTCGGCACGACAACGTTTGCGTTCCGTGGCGACTACACCGTATTGAACGCCGTTAAGGCGAGCGCTGTAGCTGCTGGTGGAACGATGATTTCTAGTGGTGACACTCAGTACTGGTGCCCGGTTGACCTGATCCGTCAGGACACCTACAACAAAGTAGGCGTTGATACTGCCGGTGCTTCCAACATCAACTTCTTTGTTAGCGGGTTCGACTCTGCTGCTGGCACGATCACGGTTTCGATCGGCACCAACGCAGGTGCGGCGACTAGCGCGGTGATGGCGACAGTCTCGGCAGCCCTGCCGGGAACCAAGGCGGGAACGGCTGTTGCCATTGTTCTTCGTCAGGTTCAGGCTGTTGACAAGAATGGTGCTGGTAACAACCTTGGTGTTGATATGTCGGCTTTCGTTGCTGGCACGAGCTTCACGCATTGGCTCGAAGAGCCTGTGGGTGTTCAGGGCAACCTTTCTCTTACGACTCACTTTAGTGTGACTCGTAACGTGAAGGACCTGATTGCTGGTGGTAGTGCTGCGGCTGGTATTGTTTCGGTTGACGGTACTGCGCCACCGCTTCGCTCCTGGGTCTTTGGTGCTTCCAAGACGAGTGCCACGTCCACTACCGGCGCGGCTCTTGCTCTTAGCCGGATTCAGCACTGCATTGACTCGGTCCAGGTCGACGAGCCCGTTCTTTCGGGTGGTGGAGAAGGCCGCATCGGTGGAGCTCACGAGGTAGATGTGATGTTAATGCACCCGCGTCAGCGGCAGCAGTACATCTCTGAACTTCAGGGCACGATCGCCATGCGCGTTAATGCGGGTGATGCGAGCGGTGCGGCGCGTAAGGGAGACGCCGGATTCTTGGATGTCAGCTACGGCGATATCCCGATTAAGGTGTCACGGGCTGTGCCCAACGGTTCCATCTTCTTCCTACGGAAGAGCACATGGAATCTAGCGGAGCTCGAGAAAGGTAAGTTTGCCGATCTCGACGGAGCCGTCCTTAGTCGTATCAGCAGCACGGATGCCTGGGAAGGCTTCTACCGCTGGTACTGGAATCTTGTTTGCAAGCAGCCAAACTGCAATGCAATCTTGACGGGCCTCGAACTAGCCTAGAGGTGATGGCGGCGTGGAACTCCTACTCCAGATATTGCAAGCGATTGTTCTGTCACTCACGGGGTTCTACGTCGCCATGCTTATTGGCGACAAGAGGTATCAAAAGGAACTGCGTCGGGATGCGCCCGAACCAGAACGTTATGTCGACGTAGTTCCATCTTCCCTTCAGTACGGAGACTGACAATGGCACTGCCCGATCCAAAACGAAGCGCAGCCCAGAACATGATTAAGCGCAGCGGTTCAGATCCGATGCCTTTCCTGAAGGCCCTTCTCGACGTTGGAGGGATGGCGCTAGGAGCGGCGAATGCCCCGGTTGCGGCGGCTGCTAAGGTGGGCGAGAAGCTCGTGAAGGCGGGAACGAAGGCGGTAACTTCAGACAAGAAGGCCCCCGAGGAAGAGAAGGAATGGCCGAGGTACGACCCGGCCACGCCGATGCCCCTCGTGCCTTACCCATTTGCACCAGAGCAGCCCCAGCTCCCCATGCCGGAGTACGACTTTGGGGCAATAGAAGAGCTAAAGCCGCTCAGGAAACAGTATGGAGCGGAAGAGCAGGATGGTCTTCGCGCCAAATATCACGCCAATCGAGCCGCGTCTGAGGCTCGAGAGGATCGACTTAGGCAAGAGCGCCTCAAGAAGGCTAAGACTCGTAACGTGACTACCGGGAGGACGGGAGGATCCAAAGAATGAGTTGGCCCACCGACATGCCTGGTCGCATACAGGACTCCAAAGACGGCAAGACCGATGACAAGAGGGCGTGGGACCTTTCCCTCCTCTTTCTCCAAGGAAACCAGTGGCTCCAGTATGACAGACGCATGCGTGAGTATGAGTCGATGCGTACACGCAAGGGTCGGGGCAACAAACTCACCGTCAACCTGATGCTGAACATTTACCGCAACGTCTTGTCGCACCTCACACTGGCCTATCCTTCAGTGGTCGTCTTGCCTGCGTCTCCGTCCAACGAAGATGTACTCAAGGCCAAGAGTGCCGAGATGGCGCTTCGATACCACTGGGAGGCCGACTCCATGAAAGACACCCTGTCGAAGGGTCTGGAGTGGCTGCTTACATGCGGTACGGTTGGGTTCCATACTTACTACTGGTCGGAGAAAGACCGGGTTCATACGGAAGCCATCTCCCCCTACAACATCTTCTTCGAGAAGGACGTCACTGACTTCGATGAGAGTGAGTGGGTTGCCATCCGAAGCTACCACACCAAGCAGAGTCTGAAGGACTCGTATCCGAAGGAAGCGGACAAGGTTGAGAAGCTTGGTGGATCGGACACAAATGAGGGTCTTTTGGGTGAGATACATCCATCTGACAGGATAGAGGTATATGAAATCTACTGGCGTGACGGTCGCCATGCCATTATGGCTGGAAACATTTATCTCTTCAAAGAGGAAGACTACCCCACAGATCCCCACCCCATCCAATTAGTGCGGTATACAGAGGTTCCATTGAAACTCTGGGGGATTGGTCTTCTTGAGCCGCTCATCGACTTGCAGCACTTCTATAATAGGTCCCGCACGCAGGTCATGATGAACGTTGAGCTCATGGGTAACCCAAAGATCCTCATCCCAAAGACATCTGGCGTGGACGTGAAGGCGTTCACCAATAGGCCAGGAGAGAAGATCTTCTACAACGCCGCTGGGGGCAAGCCAGAACAACTCCCCCCGGTCCCGATTCCAGGCTATGTGCTGGACAACATTACACGGATCCAGGCAGAGATGCAGGACGTTGCTGGCATCCACAGCGTTAGCCTTGGAAAGCGTGCAGTCGGCATAACCAGCGGTAAGGCGATGAATGTCATCACATCCCGCGACATGAGCCAGCTACAGATCACCCAGACACGGATCGAGAAGGCGGCGGCTAGGGTGGCTGAAGCGGCGCTTATGCTGATGAAGCAGTACTACGACGAGCCGAAGATGATGCGGATGATGGACCAGGCAGGTCATGTCATCTTCAACCAGCTAGACGCAACCACAATCGTTGACGACCCAGAAGTCTTCATTGAGGCTGGTAGCCTGTTCAGAAATGAAGCGCTAGATCGAGACGCCAAGGTCCTCCAACTGCTTGAGCTCGGACTTATCGAGAAAGACCAGGCCCTTCAAGAGATCAGCTTCAGGACGGGTAACGCATTCCTGAGC